TACTACCGTGTCGATTAGGCTTTCAGCCTAAATACAGGATTGGATCCATTTGATATCATGTGGCCACTCTCTCAACTCTGGCTCTTTACCAGGCACGGATTGCTAGGCCAGAGTTGGGTGAGCTTTATGGTTGGTCATTGACCCTCTGAAGTAGAGGCGCTTCATGCTGCCTCCGCGACGGGCTGACGGAAAACGGGAAGGGCGCCGGCCTGCTCACGCACTGCGCGCATGCCTTCCTGGTCGTAACCCCAGATGTTGCTGTCGTCGAACCGTTCAGGACCGAGATAGCCAAGGTGCAGCTGCTTGCCGGTGCAGATGTAATCGCGGAACTCTTTGACCAGGTCCTTCAGCGTGCCGCCATGGGTGAAACCGCGCCACCGGCCACCCCACACCGTTTCATGGGTGAAGACACGCTTGCCGCTGTAGTCGTCGATAAACCAGACCTTGCCGCGGGCGTCGACCTCCATGCTGGCATAGCGATTCACCGTCTGGCTGTAGAAGAACCGACGGCCGTGGTCGGCGATGATGCGGATCGCTTTGTTGACGTGCTCGCAGCGTTTACGCTTCATCCACATGCTGTTTTCCGAATAGCGGCAGCCGCGATACTCCGGTTTCGGCTCGTAATCAGTTGGGCGAATCACGCCGGCCAGAAGTTGCGCCCAGGTGTCGGCGTTGTTCGGTAGGCAAATCCCAAACTCCTTGGTGTCGTACTCGACTTCGCAGGAAAGCCGTTCCACCAAGTCCGCAGGCACTGCAACGTTCGAGCAGCCGCTGTTGTAGTAGCCAAGATGCTCCAGCACGCAGGTTTCGTCATAAGCCCCGGCGCTGGACAGCTTCCAGCAGTAACCACTGTCATCTGACCGCCAAAGGGTGATTGCTTTATGGCGGCGGTGGGTGTGCTTCAGGCTCAGCACGATGAATGAGCGCGCCGGTTTGTTTTCTGTGGGCATGGGGCGTCCTATGCCGGGTCATGCCCGGGCGGTGAATAGTGAGATTTGGGGGCGGCTTGGAGTACACTCCGGGACTTCAGCAAAGGGAGTTGGATTATGTTTGCGAGAATTATTGTCGGCGTGCTAATTGGCGTTGCTGCGGCGTTTGTTTTTAACGGAAGGCTGTCGATTGATCCCAAGACATTGCAAATCCTTCAAGGGTTTGTAGGCGTGATAGCGATAGGTTTCATCGCTGCTTCCTTTATGTTTGGCGCAATATTCGGGTTGATGGCCGTGGGAGAGATCGCTATCGGCTACTTCGCCTACACCAAGTTGTTTCAAGGCGGCTCAGCCAAATCCTGAAATAGTTGGTCAAGCCGCAAGGCGCTGGTAAAGCTCGATGATGTCGGCGGCGTTGGCGCTGACCAGTGCCTCGGCTTCATCCGGGCAAACGCTGTTGCCGATCAACCGCACTTGGTCCGTCTTGTTGATGTCGCGCCATTCTTCGGCGCCGGTGACCGGGTCGACGAACAGGCCGCGATCAATGATGTAGTCCTTGTCGAAGCCCTGGGCCGCCTTGAGCTCTGGCGGCTGCAGCATGCGCAGGGTGATGTCGACCAACACATACCCGCCCACCATCACTAGGTCCGCCGGATCCTTGAAGTGTTCCGGCAGATGTTCGTGCATGAACGCGGCGCAGCGGCGGGCGCCTTCCAGTTGCTCCGGCGTCAGTGTGTCCGGCACTTGCACCACCTCGACCAGGGCAACCCGGTCCTTCGTCGGCAAGGTGTGCATCGGCTCGGTGAGCGAGATGCCGTCCTTCTCGTTGCCGTAGTACTTCACCAGGTAGGCGTTCACCAACCGCTGGTTGGCGCCGGATTGGCAAATTGTCGAAAGCGGTGAGTCGGCGGCGCGGCCATCACCATCGTAGAAGCCTCCATTTGCCTGCTCGAAGAAAGCCGTGGATATGGCATGGTGCCCGGTGCTTGTGGCAACAACGCCAAGAGGACTGGCTACGTCGGCCCCAACCGATCCTTTCCGAAGAGTGACCATATTCGCGGCGACTAGAGCTTGTTCGCCACGGTTAGCGCCAGTGACTGTGCGGAACGCATCATCCGGCGAATATCCGCTGCGTTCTCCGTGATGGGTTAGGTGAGTCAGATGGCAGGCCGCTAATGCGAAGTGGCCACCCTTGACCTGAGCAACTTGAGTGCGGAGCGGTTCAACCGCACTGAAATTACGCTGAGCCGATCCGTTGGCGCATTCGGTGAGGAGTGGCGCTGCTACCGGCTGCACAAGAGCGTGATGCGTGCCGCCGGCGCTGATGGTCGATAGCGCCTCGTCGATACCGTGGGTGCTGGTGTGCGCTTCCGATGTGCCCCGCATCGGTACAATGAACGGCTTCGCGCTGGTTAGCACATGCCGCCAGCAGCCCTTGGCCACGCGGCGCATAGTGTTCACAGCCATTGGTTTGTCACGGAAAATTGTGCGGCCAAGGTTGCTCCAATCAATGCATTCCGCGGCGGTTCGCCAAGGTTGCTGCTTCGCCGTAGGCACTTTGTGGCGTGTTGGTGCTGGCCAGACAATCGGCTTGCCGTCACTGCGTGCTACCAGGTACAGGCGCTTGCGGATCGTCGGGGTGCCGGCGTTGGCCGCGATGCGCTCCCGCCATTCGACGTTATAGCCGAGCCCGCGAACCAGCGCTTCAACCGGAACGAAGTCGCCAATCGACTCAAGAACTTCTGGCATGTCCGGGTGATCTGCTGCCAGCCCGGTACTGAGCGCGGCAATGAATGACTTGAAGGTGCGCCCGCGCTCGGCCTTGATTGGCTGGCCTTCCTCGTCGATCGGCCCCCAGTCGCAGAACTCTTCGACATTCTCCAGGAACATCAAGCGTGGCCGTGTGGCATGCGCCCAGCGAACTACCACCCAGGCCAAGCCACGAACTCCTCGATCACGCGGCGCACCGCCCTTTGCCTTGCTGTGGTGGCGGCAATCAGGCGAGGCCCAGAGGATGCCGACCGGTTGGCCGCCGGTGGCGTGCACCGGATCGACCTCGAACACGTCCGCAACGTAATGAGCGGTCTGCGGGTGGTTGGCGCGGTGCACAGCCAGGGCGATCGGGTTGTGGTTCACGGCCACATCCGGCTCCCGATACGCCCGGGCAATGCCGGTGCTCGCGCCACCGCCGCCGGCGAACAGGTCCACCACCAGTTCTTTTTCGAACGGCAGGCCCATGCTTGGCTGGCCATGGATGAACTGGGGTTTCTTCTGTTGTGCGGACATAGGGGTTCCTCGCCGTTAGCAGTGGTTTCGGCATAAACTGTTGTAGGAAAAATGACGGGAGATGCGCGTGAAGAGGGACTGGGTAATTTGGCTGGGATGCGTCCTGCTTTTTTGTAGTGGCGTTGTTTGGGGAATGATCCCGGACAAAAAAAGTTTCATGACAGTTGCAAGCGTCCATGATCTGTTCGATATCTTCGGCGCCATTGCAACTATGGTCGCTGCTGCGGTAGCGGTGATTGCACTATCGAACTGGCGCAGTCAATTTCGCCATGCGGCGCGATTTGAGTGTTTGAAGTCCTTGAAAGACGCGGCCACAAGGCTTCACACATTCAGGAAATATCTAATAGCCGTTCAAGCTCGATGCATGCATCTGATGCAAACCGGTGGCGTTGAAGACAAAGATTTGCGAGGGCTTGAGGAGGAAGCCAAAAACAATTGGACAAGAGACCTTGAGGCTTACAACCAGGCTTGGGGTACGGCAGCGGTCTTCTTCACTCCAGAAGAGGAAGCAAAGTTTAGCGGGCCCGCGTCTGTCTTTGTTAAGCGCTCACTCGATGACCCCATGAGAATTGTTATGGCTTACGCGAACTCTCCTAATCTCGAAAGCAGGATTCAATTCCTAGAAGATTGTCGCCTAATAACCGAAGAGGTTCGGGATCTCTACGCAAGTACGGTCTCTGAGCTCGAATGGATGCTCCGCCAAAAGTACAGACAGTGACGGGGTTGTCGTTTCGCTCCTGCGTTGCCGGCTGGCGTGATTCGTTGAAGTGGGGTAGGTTCAAATCACTGATGTGGCGCAAAGGAGTTGCAGCATGGCTTTCAAGAAACGCCCTACTAGAGCTGAACGGCAGAAGCAGAGAAATCCGTTCAAAGAGATTGCAGAGTTGCTTGAAGCAACACCTGTCGAGTATCGAGCCAAACTTTACGAGAGGCTTGAGCGCGAGCGAATTGCAGAATCCATGGAGAAGTCCGGAAAGAAAAAGCGTGGGGGTTGGCCATTTGTTTCTGGTAGCTTTGAAGGCGGCTCTCGTAAGTAGCTGCGACGTTCTCCGTAACCGAATGCGACAGTGGCAATATGGTTGGTGTTGGGGTATTACGTGTGACCGGCATGGGGCCGGAAGGGAGAACAGAATGCTTCATTCAAGCTTCAGGGACGCTTACAAAGGGCGCATCATTCAGATTCGTTTTGATTCTCATCCAGAGGGCTTCACTGCCAAGCTGCAAATCGATGGTAATCCTACTGAAGTGCCCGACAAGGATCGCGTATGGAGTGACCGCAAAGATGCCATAGTTGATGTCACCAACATTGCTCACGAGATCATCACCAGTATGTGATGTTGGTCAGTCGTCGTGACAGATGCGCAGAGCTTCGCGGTTGTAGGCGAGCTGCAATTTTGCCGACACGTTTTCGGGGATCACGTATTCGTGTCGCGGCGGAGCGAAGAATGGTGCCGAGCCTTTCGGCCCGAGGGCGTGCAGGTGATGAAGCACCAGAGTCATTGCCTCGCCCTGTTCATCGATCTGATGCCACTCCATCAAGTCGGCTAGCACCTGTCGTGTGCCGGCCATGGCATGCATTCGCAATTCTTCCTCGCCGCGAGTCTTTCGCCTCGCCGCAGTCTTAGCCGATCGGGCTTTACCGTCGAGAGCCGTCATAGGTCGGGATCCTCGCAAATGGCCTTGGCCCACTCCAGCGGTGAGCGGCAGCGGATAACCTTGTTGATGATGGGCCGGCACTGAGGTCGAACCTTGTCGCGGCAGTTGAAGGCAGCCGCCCGGATCGCATCGTCAGTGCCGTGGATTCGGTAGGCGAGCAGCATGATTAATATTGCGTCCATCATGCTGTACAGGTTTGTCGGCCGTATCTGCATGGCGTAGTCCGCTCGGTGGTAGGTCAAGGTGTGTTTGCCTGCGTCTGCTGGCGATTCGTGCGCGTTTCATCTAAAGGCTGGCTTCATCTTTGGGTAATCGATTTCGTAATCACTGATCAACCGAAGTAACAGCGTTGTGCTGATGCCCAAGGCCTTTGCGCACTGGGCTCGGTTGATCTTCTTGGCCATGCAATCCTTAACCCGAATGACCAGCAGCGCTTCTGACTCCGGCGTTACCTTGTTCGGTGCATAGGCCTTCTTAGGCCCTGCCTGAAACTCGATCTTGTAGCGCCTGCCGATACCTTTGAGCCTGCCGAGTGATATGCCTTCCTTCTCGCAGATCTCGTCCCGGTTCAGGGTTTCAGCCAGGGTGCGAATGCGCGCCGCCTGTTCCGACGACTCTGCTTTAACCGCGGGGCGTTGGAAGTTCGGCGTTTGACGGCCGTCGGATACGCGGATGACGATAACTTTGCCGACAACTAAGGATCGCGAAACATGCTGACAATGCCTGACGGTATTCCGCTGCCGTTGCGAGACGGTTACGGCTTCAAACCAACCAGCCCGATCGTGCGCACGCCATTTGTGAGCGGTCGGGCCAGAAACCGGCGCCGCTACCGCAGCGTGCCGACGGAAGTGTCGGTGACCTGGATGTGCAATGCCGAGCAAGCCCGGATGTTTGAGGGCTGGTGTAAGTGGGGTATCGGATGGGCCGACTGGTTCATATGCCCCATCAAGAGCCCGCTCGGCCTGATGCCGACGCAAGCCCAGTTCACGGACATTTACGACGGTCCGACCCTGGTTGGCGTCAACCTCTGGCGATACACCGCTGTCCTGTCGCTTTTTGAAATGCCGGTTGTCACCGAGGCTGAGTTGGTTGGCCTGATGGCTGGCATGGATCTCAGCGTTATGAACTCCAGGCTGCGTGGAGAGCTGAAGAGTTGGTACACGAAGTCATGGCCTGGGGCGACATAGTTTCAAGTTACATGCTGATCGCCTTTTTATTTTTATAGCCCGCCACCTGAGCGGGCTTTTTTGTGCATGGAGAAAATATGAGCGGACCTTCGGATCTCGCCCGGCTGAGCGACACCATTGATAAAGCCAACGAACTGCTGCTGTCCGATCAAATCAAGATCATGGACGTGGGCGACGGCGTGATGCGCCCGACGAATGCCAAGGTGCTGGCCGACCTGTCGGTGCAGATGAGCGGCGCAATGATCTACCTGACGACTGCGGCCGGCTTGGCTGGCACCTTGCCTAACGGATACTTCAGTGTTCTGAGCGCTGTCGCGACTGGATATGTTGATCTTTATCAGAACGTCGCGGGCGCGCCGGTTTTCAAAAAGAGCTATCCGTCGTCTGAAGTGATCACTGCCATTGAGGCTGCATCGCAGGCCAACACTGTCGCGATTACCACCATAAAAGGTCAAATTGGGAGTTTCTCGTCGGAATCTGCTGAAGCCGAAATATTAGCGATCACTGATGACGAGGGTGGTCGGCACGCATCCCTCACCACCAAGCGTCTGCAAACCCCATCATTCGACGTTTCAGCGCAGGACGGCGTAACCGCCATAGGCGACTTAGAAGGCGGCGTAGTCCTCTACGCAGATGATGAGCGCGTGATAGTCGGCGAGCTTGAAATGCGTCACACCCAGATGCTGGGGATCTATGTCACTGACAATGATGGCGGCGTTCTTAATGATCTCAGCTCCCCAGGAGCAATCACTGAAGCGTCTGACCCACTGGCGGCAGGGGTTCTGTTCTCGCCATTGGTTGTGACCTCTGGCGGCAATGACGTCACCCTGTACAGCGAGTGCTTGCTGCACCGTCGCGAACAGGTCGGCCTGACAAAAACAACGCTCGCGAGCACGACCACTTACGAATCGCAGAGCGGTCCAGCCCTAAAGTTAAACGCCCTTCGTATGGGCGCGCAGGGTGTTATCAATCTGCGTCAGGAATCAAATTCCAGCAATCGCCGAGCGGCAACCGTGGAGTTCCGCAACGTGCCGATGCAGGACGGGACTGCGCCGATCAAGGTGCTGCTGCTCGGGGACAGCATCTCGAACTTTCAGGGCGCCTACTTAATCAAGCAGCAGCTTGAGGCTCTTGGATTTTTGCCGACCTTTATTGGCACCCTCAATGGATCAGCAACCGAGAGCACCAATAACGCCTCAGGCCCACTGGGCGAGCCACGGTCTGGGTGGAAGGCCAGCGATTACACTTACCGCGTGATCGACAGAGCCCAGTTGGTGGCGCCGGGGGATGAGGCCGTTTACATGGCCATGACCAAATCCGTGAAGGCCACGTACAACCCATTCCTGCGTCCGGCGGCTGGCGGCGACAGTCCGTCCATCGTGCGCAACGGCCAGGTCTTTGACTGTGCGTACTATGCCAGCCGGTTCGGCCTTTCTGCGCCGGACGTGGTGGTTAACCTGCTGAGCACCAACGACATTAAATGGGAAACCGCCGACAGCATCTATGACGCCGTGTTGGCCGACGATCTGCTGATGCATGCTCAGATCCTGGCTGCGTGGCCTTCCGCGAAGATCCTGCGCAGCATCCCTGGCACGGCTCGCGGCGGCCGAGACGCCTTGTGGAGTTCGCACTACAGCCAAGCGATAAATGCCATGCGCGCAGCGGCCGTGACCATTGGCTCACGGGTCACTGTCGCCCCAGCTTGGGCAATGACTGACCCCGATGGCGGGTATCCGGGGCCAACGGCTACTCCCGGCGCCGATGGGTTTGCGGTCGGCGATTGGTTTGACCCGATTCACCCGCTCGGCGCCTCTCGGGTGGGCTTCTATCGTGCCCTCACGCCGTACATCGCGGCACAAAAACTCAACATCATCTGACACGAAAAGGATTATCAAATGGGCATTTTGCTGATTTCCAACAACACCCAGGCGCCATGGAATTCCAAGGTCGTACCCCCGGTTACCCGCGGACTTGAGGGCTGGTTCACTTTTGACACCGACGTTTCGCGCTTCGCGCTCAATCGAGCAATCGGCAAGGCCGATGCCGCCGTGATTGGCTCACCTACGGCGTATGCAACTCATGGCCGATTCCAGGGGCGCTTAAATTTCCTGCAAACGCCTATTGCAGAGACTGATGAGCAGACGTTGATTGTCGTGGGCAAATCGGTAAGCGTGCCAACCGGAAGCGGTGACGCTTCGATGCTCGTGGGTAACTTCACCGGCACATCCGCTACACCCGGATTGACCGGCGGTGCGTCGGGGACGAACATTTACCTTCGGACTTCCACCAAAGTAACCGGTGGTGCTGGGCGCGATAACTCAGCGGGCGGCATCATCAACGACGCGGCAGAGACGACCGGTATGCTGCCAACGGCCTGGGCGATCAGGGCCGTGCGTGCCAAGACTGGCGTACCAACGAAAGTCTATGACCTGACAGCGCACGTCTCGGCCGAGTCATCGAACAGCCTGACGCGAGGTCTATCAAACACGATGTTCCGCATCGGCAGTGGTACGAGCACTGACTTCGCTGGCGCGTCTGATATCTCTGCGGTGGCCATCTATTCGAAATACCTTACGGACGATGAGATCAATCTGATTGCCGCCACAATGCGCAAGCGGATGGCTCGCCTTGGTATCGCCGTCTAAAACTGACACCTGCCACCCAGGCCGCCTAGAGCGGTTTTTTTATGCCTTGAATTTAATGGCCCGCCACTGCGCGGGCTTTTTTACGCCCTGGAGAAACCATGGCAAGAATTACCCAGCAGCAACTTCTGCAAATCCTTCCGAGCGCCGGCCCAGCCGCCGGCGTTTTTGTGTCCGCGCTGAATGATGCGATGGACCGATTCAAAATTACCGGCCGATTGCGTGTAGCCGCGTTCCTAGCTCAGATCGGGCATGAGTCCGGTCAACTGCGCACTCTGGTCGAAAACCTGAACTACAGCGCCGAAGGCTTGATCCGGACTTGGCCGACGAGATTCAACTTGCTGACGGCCACCAATTGCGCTCGAAAGCCAGAGAAGATCGCAAACATCGTCTACGCCTCTCGCATGGGTAATGGTCCCGCTGTGACAGGTGATGGATGGAAGTACCGCGGGCGCGGCCTGGTGCAAATCACCGGTTGGGTCAACTATCAGGCATGCGGAGCCGGTTTGAGCCTGGATCTTCTGACCAAGCCTGAACTACTAGAGCAGCCGGTTTATGCCGCGCTGTCTGCCGCCTGGTTCTGGTCGAGCAATGGGCTGAATGAATTGGCGGACGCCGGGAAGTTCGAAGCGATCACCCGGAAAGTGAATGGTGGTCTAAATGGCTTGGCCGACCGACTGGTTATTTGTGAGCGTGCGCTGAAAGTGCTGGTTTGAGTTTGTGCCGGCAGAACGCCGAAGGATGTGGCGCCCAGAGGAGCCTATAGGGTGGGATATCTGTTGTGCGCGCTGGTCGTGACACCAACAAAAAAGGCCGCCAGATGGCAGCCCTTCGCGTTCAGCGTTTAACAGAGATCGCGTAACGCGGTGTCACTCGCCCAGCTTGACGTCCTCGCGGCACTCATTCGCCACGCGCTCAAGGTATGAGCGCAACTTCTCAAACTTCGCCACCGTCACCACGCCTTCGCGCTGAAGGCCTTACAAATCGGCCAATAACTTGGCTTGGTACTTGGCCAAATCGTCAGCATTCTCCAGAGTGCGCAGGTCTTCAATTTCCGTGCACGCATTGGAGTAGGCGAGTTCCTTTTCGTTATCGGTGTACATCGTCATAGCGGGGTTCCTTTCCGGTAGAGGTGCAGTATTCTGAAGCAATCCGCGATTAAACGCATGCGGAAGTAGACCCTCACGCGGGGAGTGGGGCCGGCCGGGTTTCAACGGTCGAGATCAGGTATTGAGATCGGCCAACACGTTTCTGCAAGGACGTGGCATAAATTCGTGTCTCTGCCCAGCGATCAGTATTGACGGGGCAGGATATGCAGCCGATGCTCGCCGCTCATATCACAGGAGGTGTTTTATGGGTGGTGGAAACAACAATACGCTGATTGGTTCCGGCATTCCTGATGGAATGAGCCAGGGTAGCGGAAACACATATATTGCCGACCCTAGTTTTATTAAAAGCCACGACAGCCTAGCGATCGGTTATGGGGCAAAGGCCGGTGTCAAGAGCATATCGATCGGGGCTGGAGCAGGTGCTGGACAGCTAAGCGAGCGTGATGTTGTTTTTCAGGTAATGCAAAACTTGCAAAGTGTTATGGATCCTGCGAACGCAGCATCTCCTGAGGCTCAAAAGGCTGCAATGGAGCTGATGGCTGAATTGAACAAGCCGAACCGTGATAATGGCGTGATAGCGAGGCTCTGGTCTGCGGTCTCAGCTGCAGCAACTATAGACGGTGCTACCGGGTTCATTACAAACGTGTCTAGTTTTCTTGGTGCTATCGGCCTTTTGGCGCTTCCGCCACGGTAAAGATGGCTTCGATCGGGGTTTTGCGTAAGACGGCAGTGGTTGATATGCAGATGGCAAAGCCCCGAAAGCTGGCCCGCCGAGACTTCGATTTTCGCCCACGTCCCTTAATGGCTGGTGAAGGTGACGGCGGTGAAGGGTACCAAGGAAGCGCTGAAGCTCGGTCATCACGACTTTTCACGTATGTGTTGTGATGACGCCCGCGCAGGATGATCTGCCCGCTGGTGTTCATCATCACGCTGCTTACGGTCGGGCACGCGCTACTTGGCAAGCAAGCGTCCATAACCCACTTGGCGGCTCTACAAAGAGGAGCCGGCGGCATCCGCATGATTCGGAATCAGGAGAGGTTAAGCCTGATACTGAGGCGAAATGCTAAACGCCTCCCAGTGACTAGCCGACGGTCTGTCAAACTCTATACCTCCTCTTCTGTTCGCACAGACATAGTTCCCAAAAACCTTCAACCTGATTTTTTTAGCTTCTTTCGTGATCACGATGTAGTTTTCAATGTCCTGTAGCTCTGCGTTAGCGACCTCAAGTTGTAAGTCTCCAGACTTTTCGGGCATGCAAATATAAATAGTTCCATCTATAATTATCGCGGTGGTAGTGAATTCTGAAGTTAATCTGAAGGGGAAAACGTATTTTAGTATTTTGGATTGTGAGTTTATGTCTGATTCAGTTCTATGTACCAGCTTGGAGCTAGCTAAGTCGTAACAAATAAAAGTGTTGTGGTGGGTTTGTATTCTCTCAATTACCCAAGATGGCGAGTTTAGCTCGATGCTTCGGTATAAATTTGACAAGAGGCGTTCACGTATTGAGCATTTATTTCGTGCCATAATTCGCCCTAAGATAGTGAGCGAAATTGCTTGGTGTTCCTGCGTGTCAATTCTTGAGAGGATGTTGTTGTCGATCTTTGATAATAGTTGTGGGTCGAGTATGCTTAGGTGAGCGGGGTTGCTGATAAGTTTTCCGCTTAAGGAAGGATGCCTTAAAGATGATTTTTCAATTACAATTTGTGCTCTCTTAGAGCTAGATCTTCTGGTCTGGTTTACGGCTGTTCGTAAGCCATCGAGATCTCCAGCTTCTGCCCCGGTAATAAATTCGGACATTGGTTTTGTTCCTGCTAAAACTGGGATTATCTGATGACCGCTGTGAGGAACATGAATTGCTTCTATTTTGTGTCCTAGTTGTTGGATGCCTCTCATGTGAAATGAATCTTTCCAGTGGCGCGGGTCGTAAAATGCAAAAATGTTACCGGCTAGGTCTTCTTTAGTAATGCCCATCCCAGTCATGCTGGGTTCAAAATACGACTCATATCCGTTTCTGTTTCCATTGCACTCAATTGGATCAATGGACCACTGTGGACACAGCGTAATTACTACGTCGGCTTGTAGGAGGTTTGAATATTTAAGTGCAGCGTATCCCCCCATTGAGCCGCCATACGCTATGGTTTTTTTAAATTTTGATATTATTGGAAACGATTTTTCTGCGGCCAGGTGCATACTTTGCTTTGGAAACCAGTTTGCTCTTTTTGCCATAAATCCAATCGTAGATAAACCTAGTTTTTTGAGTGGAGTGTCTGCGAAATATCTTGTTTCATTGGCTAGAGACCCTATATCACCAAACGTAATTATTATTTTTTCAGAGTTTCCATCCCAGAATAATACTTTTATTTCGTCATCCTCGTAGATGACTAAATTGTTGTTTTCTTGTTGTTCTCTGTTGGATTTTTCTGGGGTTGCATCTGACATCGTAAATACCGTTTTGCGAAAATTTTTCGTATTTTTTACTTTTGAATCGGTACTGAGGGTAAGGGGCGGAGGAGTCTATCACCGCCACCTGGGATTACTCCACCGAGGCTTGCAGCACGACGTGGGAAAACCTCGGTGGAAAGTTCCCGGTTTTATTGGCCCTGAGTACCTAGCCTTCCCCCTTTAGAATCACGGTGTAATTCTGTTCCCGTGTAGAAAGGCAAAGCCCCGAAGGTTCGCGGCCCCGGGGCTTCTATTTTCGCCTGCATCCCTTAATGCCCGGCAAACGTGGCGGTGAGAATACCAGCGTTAAATCGGTGGTTCACTACTGCGAAAGGTGGATTGTGTTCGGTCGGCAGAACGCCGGAGAGGTCTGGGCCAATTTTTGGGCCAATTTTTCGGGGGAGAGCGGAGCGATGCGGGGATACCTTTGGGGGCCGGCCCTTGAATTCAAAGGCCGATTCCCCGCTTAACCCCGTGTCGACGTCATAATTAAATGTCGCGTCTATGCGAAGGGCGGCGGTCGATCCATAGCGGAAGTTGACTAACGTTTAGGTTAGGGGCCCCCTTCAAGCTTGCTGATTCCCCGAATGAGCCCTTGGAGGGCAAAAGACAAACCAACCTCATCCGTCGATTTAGAAAGTCCGAGGCAATCGCTGTGCTCACACATTTTTTGAGCTCTCGCGTAGGAATCTGGATAGAGATCCTTGTTCTTTTCTAAGAACGCCAGAGCGGCCTGCGTAAAACCCAGGTTGGTGTAATCCATCCTCACATCGGCAAGCAGGGCAGTCGCAGCGCGCTCAACGTTGTGTATCCGAGTATTTTGCTGCCAGTACCACATTGCCACGATAGAAAATCCGAATATCGCGATCCCGTACGCTAAGTGGACAAGCCTCTGAAACCGTGATTGCAAAGGAAGCAGAAGTGCAATGACTGATGCTACTGAACCCACTGCGCCAAGAAGAATCCAAAAGTCCATCCGATGATCCTAAATTTTTGAGCAGCAGAGTTTACCTTCAGTACACCGACATCGCCCCTGCTTTTGTAGAGCATTGAATGATTGTTTTTGGCCGGTTGCAGTCATTCCGGCGTCATCATTACCGCGAGCGTCATCTTGATGAATTCTTCATTCTTATCGATGGCTTCGAGGGCGCCGCGCACATTGTCGGCCACATCGGCCGATCCGCGCTGCTCGACCCAGTTCGAAAGCTCCATGATGGCGGCTTCCAAGGCGAGCTGATTTTCGTTGAGCTTGTAGAGCAGGGAAGGGAGCAGGTCTGAGTTTGGCATGGCGATTCCTCTGTTGTAGAGAAAATCGTAGCAGTTAGAAGATGCGACGGGGTGGTACGCCGATGCTCCAGTTAATTCAGGAACCTGGCACCTAATGTAGGGAAAACATACCCCCAGTTTTGGGGGGATTCTACATAAGCCATTGTGAATCTAGCGATCCGAAAGGGTCGCCTCGTCGCCATGGCATTGGGGTCTAGAGCTGATGTTATCAAGTGGCTTGGATATTGCTCTGATGCTTGCACCCAAGCATTCAAGGTTGATGTAAATAGGAGATTAGTGCCTTGTGGAAACGCCCTCTAGTTCATGGCCTGCTTCATGGTTTCAGGCTGGGAATGTGGATTTTTGCAGCCGGGTTGGCTGTGAGCTTTATCTTTTTTCACTTGATGTTGCGATGAGGGTGACGGTCGGCAGGACGCCGGAAAGGGGGGGCGTGAATATTGCGTGACTTTGCGTGACTCTATGTTGATCTATAGCTATTCGATTGCAGCGAGCGCCAGAGAAATCAACCATGTACCGAGTGTTTGCTATGGTCCTGCGTGTATGGGGTGCTAGTGCGCTAAGGCCTGCTGATAATCGGCAGGCTACGCGAGTGACCAACGGAATTGGGCCAGGCTTACATCAAGGCGGCCGACCCGCTCAAATTTTTTCAGGGCTAAATGACAACTCATAGACAGCGATCGCAGCTGATGGCACTTTGGCTCCCTCTGAATTGGAGTGGATCATGGAAAAGGCTGCATTGTTAGTAATCGCGTCACTGGCGTTAGGTGGTTGTGCCTCGCAGCCTGAGCAGGCGCTTGTTAG